AACGGGCGTTTATAGCCTCGGATGGTATTTAGATAATAGTGGTATTGAAGAATCCTGTCGGTATTGGGGACCCTGTTCATCTCATTCACAAAAAGCACACAATCGTAGTGGAACGAGAGAGCTTTGTTCACCACGAATGGCACATAGTCTTTCTCGTTCTCCACCACGTTCTTCTTGGTCTGGAGGATAGATGGAATGATCTCTTTGAATAGGTCAGACATATTAGTTCCAACTGCTCACAGAATAGCTTTGAAGTAGCTTACATTGTTTATCGCTCAATGTAAAGAGTTCATCCATAGCTTCTTGCTTAATAGGCACAGCAATCATATCTCTACCATCTTTAGTCTTATATGGGTAATACTTCATTTCAGCAGATTTGATTAGATAGACCTTACCATCGGAATGATGAGGTTTTTCTTTACTCGGCACTGAAATGAAGATTACACGGTCGGCGTTTTTACACTTCTTTAACTGGTTCGGTTTGAAGCTAAAGGCATCTTTGAAGATATAGGGTACCTGTGTCTTAACTTCAACCTTCAAACCATCAATGATCATATCTTTCTGACTATCATATTGGTCTTCAGATACGGTCACCTTTTGACCAGCGGCCGTGCAATAATTGACTATAATAGTTTCACCTGCACGACCCATCATTTCAATGTTCTTAGACATATTCAAATCTCATCTTTACCAATAGCATCAAGATAGCTTCTGTAAGACTTACCTCTATCACCTTTTCCATTTACTTTGGAACCACACTCTTTACATTTCCAAAAAAATGTTTCACTTTTGATTGGTTTATAGCTATTCCACTTAGGTGTTCTGACTATAGAGTGTGAATCCTTTTCAAACTTGTCTAGGCATCCGTTGAAGGTGCAAGATTTTTCTTCACCATTAACAATATGAATAATCTTCATATCTTTTTTTAACTTTGAAGGTCTAGACATATTCACAATCCACCATGATCTCAGTTAGACATGCCACCAAGTTAATCTCTTGGTCAGCGACGAAAGCAGACTGATACTGATACTTTGCGATGATCACCACAGCCTGCGGTATGCTTTGTGGTTTGAAATACTCATACAGACTATCATAAATCTTACGATAGATGCGGGCTGGATCAATGTCAGAGTTGGCTACAACCCACTTACGCATCTCTGCAAAGTTTTGATCTTTGAGAAAGCCAACTAGTTCGACAATCTTTCTTACATCCGATACTTGAGCAAGAGTGCCAGCATCAATACTTCCGCTACTAGAATACCGCTGAAGCTCGTTGAGAGTGCGGCGATAGTCTGGGAAAAACTTACCGACAATTTGAACCAAGACTTCTTTATCATAGGTAACTCCTTCTTTGGAGAGAATACCCTCAAGCCTCTTGGTCAACTGAAGTGCCATCTTTGGCTTTTCTTCAGCCTTGAGAGTAAAGTCAATTACAGAACAACGAGAATGCAAGGCCTCAATCAACCTAGCCTTGAAGTTGCAGGTAAAGATAAACGAACAATTATCAGAGAACTCTTCAATGGCACCACGAAGACCAGCTTGGGCTTCTGGTGTTAGATAATCAGCCTCATCTAGAATGATGACCTTGCGGCCACCAGTCAAAGAGATTGTAGAGGCGTAACCCCTGATCTTGGTGCGTAGCATGTCGATGCCACGCTCTTCAGATGAATTGATGAACAGATAGTTCAGACCAATCTCTTGACACATGGCAATAGCAACTGTTGTCTTACCGACACCAGCACTACCAGTTAGCATGAGATTTGGAATAGAACCTTTGTCAACATACTCTTGAAAAGCCTTCTTGATACGATCAGGAAGGATACAGTCACTTACCTTACCAGGTCGATACTTCTCAACCCACAGGTATTCATCATTCTTTGTCACGTTCTAAATCCTCTATGATATGCTCAAGAACACGGATGGCTCCATCTTTTCCAAGCTGTTGCTTAAAGATATTCTTGGATGTCACCATCATCATTGATGCCAGAGCAAACAAATCTTGCACATCATCGCACATCATGATCTGTTTGTCAATAGGTCTCATCAACTCTTGCATTCTCTTTTGGCGTTCTGAGGGTTCATAAGCCATAATCTATCCTTGTAAATCCATCTGGATCTGTATTGTCTTTTATAAGACCTAGATTTTCTGAGAACATTAGAGGGCAAGCATCGCATTGATGTGGTCTAAACCCCCTCAACCAACTTCTTCTGACCTCTCTAATCTCATCACCATTCCAATCATTAGTTTTGAGATTTTGGTGCATCTGACAAGACACTTTCATCCAAGGAGCAGTACAAGCCTCAGTCACATTATTTCTGATCTGTGCTAGTTCTGCTCTTTCTCTGAATAGTTTATCGAATCTGTCAGCATACACCTTTTGTGAGAACATCAGTTTTCTTTGATGATACTATCATAGAAGTCTTGGAAGTTCTTTTCTTCTTCGACCATATTATTGTAATTGGCCATGAAGTAAGCTTTTGCCATCTTACGGACAATCTTCTTGTCGATACCAAGTTCATCGAAGATTTCGTTGATGGCTTCTTTCTGCAAGTCACGTTCCGCTGCCGCACGGGTCATGGAATCGTTGAGTGCATAGATGACATTCTTCAACTTCTTCTTGTCTTCATTTGACAAAGAATTAGGTGAGACGAAAGGTTTGTTGTGACCCATACCAGCCATTACTTCTTCTCCATTGCGATGAAATACTTCAATGTACCAGTCTTGTTAGTCCAGCATGAGAAACCACCGATCTTGATTTCGACCTTGTAGTCATCGGGGATGAGTTTCAGATTTTCAACCTTGAACATAACGCTGAAGTCATTGCCAGCATATTCAGCAACCTTAGATGATGCAAAGTTAGAAGTATCATTCTTAGCATCATGTGTCTGAATGTAGATGCCACCATTCTTGCCCATGACAGTCAGGCTAGGCAATTCATTCATGATAGACAACTTGATAATCTTTTGAAGATTAGAATAATTGATATCGAAGGTCACATCAGGATCCTTCATAACAAGTTCTTTACCTTCAGGCGGAGAATTGATCAAGTTAGGTGAGCATGAGTAATAGTTCAACTCAAGATCATTATCTTTCATGATTACGCTGTTGTCGGTGAAAGATAACTCAGGTGTATTAAGAGTAGTTACGTTACTGAGGAACTGATTCAATTCGTAGATGCCAAACGTATGTGTAAACTCATCTTCAAGATGGGCCTCAACAAGAATGGTGTTCTCTGGTGATACGGTCTTTTGAACTTTACCTGGTCGAAGAACAAGACCGGAATTGATACCGGCAAAGTTCTTCAGAACGGTAAGAGTACGATCATTCAACTTCATAATATAGACTCCTTTTTCAGAACCGGTGAAAACTTTCAACATGTGTTTCACATCCGACTCTAACATTATTAGGCTTCCATTGTTTGATATCACATAGTCATAGTGTGTACCGATCCATGCCCATTCCGAATAATGAATGCTATAGTCCTTCATGAGATCAGTATTGTTTTCTTTGTTAGCCTTTAAGGCTGTATCATACCATTTTGGTTCTTTACCTCGAACCACACGAACAACAAAGCCACCATTTTCTCTGATGAAAGACACTTCGTTAGGAAAACGAACATCAGGCACAACTACATTGCTATGTTTCTTCATTCTCATGGCCAAAGAATGTACCCAAAGCTGGTCATGAAATACATCACGGCCAGCTTCAGTTCCCATTTTTTGCATGATGTTTCGTGGTGTAACATGGTAGCCAAGGCGACTACTCCACCATTCATCTTTGGCTTCACGAAACTTTCTGGATTCTTCCGTGTCACCTTCTAATAGGGAACGATCCCAGCCAAAAATGGCTGAGACCGCGTCTTTGAGTGAGTCGGCAAAAGATAGTTTGGCAAAACTGTAATCTCTTACAAGCATATCGCCAACTGTGCCTTTGCCAGAACCAGCAAAGCCAATTATACCGATAATCATTAAAGATTTCCTGTAATCTCCGCAATCTTAGGCATGTCGCCTGTGAAAGCATAGGTACCTACATGTTGAGTTTTCATCCATGGGCAGAGCCAGATATTGCCGCCAATGGCTCGCCAATACTGACAGAACATGTAGTCCTCTGACAGATAGCGATGGCTGTCTGGATCAATTACAGTATCAAAGTAGGCATGAATGTAACGCGATCCATCAAAATTGGCCTGACCAACATGGTCTGGCTTATAATTCAAGTGAGGATATTCTTCTTTGAATTTATCGAATACTTCTCTCTTGACCAGCATGTAACCAGTACCAATTTCCATAACCTCAAGAGGTTCTGTTACGCGGAACTGTGTAGTACCAGGAACAGGATTGAAAACATAATCACCTGTCAGACCTTCAAGTTCACCAGGATTCCATGTGTTCTTGTCGATCTTATCATTC